GGGTTAACGGCGATCGTTGTCCTTACGCCGGTCGTACTTGATTGCCTGTTCGCGGGCGATCCGCTTCGCGCGCTCGCGGCTCTCGCCGCCGTCGCGCAGTCGCTTCTCAAACCGCTCCATCTTCTGGCGGGTGGCCTCGCGCTCGCCGGCAGGCATCAGGACGCCTTCCCGCGACGCTTCGGCGCCTTGTTCTCGTCCATGCACTCAGCCAGCGGCTTACCGGCGGCCATGGCCCGGTAGCGGGCCTCCTCCTCGGCGATCTGCTTCGCCGGGGCGTTGCGGGCGCGCAGCCCCTCGATCTTGCGGTTCTGCCGGTCGAGGAACATCGCGCGAAGCGCCTCGGGCATCGGCTGCACCACGCCGTTCTCGACAAGGTGCCGGGCGAACGCGCGGGCGTCCTCCACGTCGTGCTCCCACATCACGCGGTTACCGATCACCGTGGGGTTCTCCCACATCGTGAAGTGGTGCTTACGGTTGGCGTCGTTGGTCACCTTCCGCAGGTAGTTCTTCCACTTGCCAAGCCGGTTGTCGCCCAGCGAGAGCAGGACCGAGCCCCGCTCGGTGAAGTGGTTGCGGAGGATGCCGATCCCGCCGCGGCGGTCGGTGCCGTTGACACCCGGCATCTTCTGGACGCTCAGGGTGCCGGGCAGGAACTCGCCAGTCTCGTCCACGAAGTTCCAGTGATCCGCGTGGTGGACCAGTTCAAACTCCGGGTTGCCGGGCATGACCTTACGCGAGGGCCGCGAAGCCTCCACGCTCTTGTCGACGGTCACTGTATCGATGTTGAATGCCACTAGGGGGCCTCCTGTCGAACCCGGCTAGGCGGGCCCCGAGACAACCCCGGGGCCCGCCTCAGTCATCAGGCGTCGGTGGTGATCGACACCATGCGGTTGGCCTCCATGAGAGCGACCGCCGGGTAGTAGTGGACGGTGTAGGCGGTGGTGGCCGCCGTGCCGGTCCGGTCGATCTCGATGATCGCGCGGACCGCGCCGGGAACCTGAACCACGCCGGCCACGCCGGGGATGTTGCTCAGGTCCAGCTCGCTGTAGCCGAACGCGCCGCGCGCGAACATCGCGCCCTGACGGTCGGCGCCCATGTTGGCCGTGGCGACCTGCGCCGAGCTGTAGAAGTTGACGTTGTGCCAGCTCCCGAGGAACCCGGGCGACTTGGCGCGCAGCATGTCGTCGGTCGGGGCCTGGAACTGCGCGGCGCCGCCCTCGCTGCGAAGCGAGGTCTGGAAGTCGCTGACCTGCGCCTGATGCAGCACGCAGTCGAAGGGCGCCTCATTGAGGTCGTCCTGCAGCTCGAAGATCGCCGAGTAGATGTCGGTGACGGTCAGATCCGCGCCCGAGGTGCCCACGTTGGCGCCGGCCGAGGAGAACAGGCCGGTAACCAGCGTCGAGCGGGTGCGGGCGATGGCGGCCGCGGCGTCGTCGGCGATCAGGCCCTCGTTGTACTGACCCGGGCCGCCGGTCGCGCGGAACAGGTCCGTGAACTTGCGGACCAGCGCGTAGCGGGCGTGGGTGAGCTGGATCTGGTTGCTGGTCGGGTCGGTGGCCGAAACGTCGGCACCCTCGGCCGAAGACGCGAGGTCGTCGGTCAGCGTGACGGCGCCCATGTGCGAGACGGACGAACCGTTGCCGCCGGGGCCAACGTCGGTGCCGAGGGCGAACAGGTCGACCTGATCGCGGAGGTTGATGTGGAGGAGGCCGGTGGGGACCTCAGCGAGGCGCAGGTTGGCGCCGAAGCCGGAGTAATCGATGGTCACAGTTCACCCCTCATAGGTGTCTGTGGCCCGCTGATTACGCCCTTATCGCTGGCGACCCGGATTGCGGACCGGGTTATTGGTACGCAAGGGTAGGCACAGCCACTTCCTTGCGTCAAGCAACTATCGCCGGGAGCCGTACTTCTTTCGCACGGCGTCCGGGTCCGCGTTCAACTGCGACCAGAAGTCAGCGCCGCCGGGCGGGGTCGGAGCGGGCACGACCACCTTGCGGTCCTTCGGGACCTTCGGGGCGGCGTCGTCGCCGTTGACGCCGAGGGGCGGCGGGGCCGCATCGGCGGGGGTCGCAGCCTCGCCCGGCTTGGGCTCCGCAGCGGGGGCCGGCGTGGCGACCTCGCCCGACGCAAACGGCTTGAGGTACGACCGCCCCTCGGCGGCCTCCGACGCGAGCCAGTCGGCGAACGGCTTCGCCTCGCCGTCCTGCTGCGAACGCTCGTACTTCATCCACACGAAATCGCGCATGTCCGCGTCGGTGATCCGCAGCGAGTCGCTGGACAGCATGGCGAGGTTCGCTGTTGCACGGTCCTTGTACGCTGCAAGCGACGACTCGGCCTTGGTGGCGCGGTCGCGCAGGTCGTCGACCTCGGACGCGGCGGCCTTGAATCCTTCGGCCGACTTGCTCAGTTCGGCGTGCTGACCCTGCAGCGTCGTCAACTCGGTGCGAGCCGTGGTCAGTTCCTCGCGGGCGGTGGCAAGCGCGGCCTCGGCCTGCCGCTTCGCCTCGCGCACCCGCTCCAGTTCCTTACGCAGCCCCTCGGCCGCGGTGGCGTCGTCGCTCATTTCATCCCCGTTCGTCGGCGGCATCCATCTGCCGCACGATCTTGTTCGCCCACGACCGGCCCGCATCGCCGCCCCAAAGCAGCCACGCGATCCGACCCTTGTCCGTGCTCTTGTTCTTCTCGTGCCGGGCGAAGAACGCCGACATCTGCCGCACGACCCGGGGCGATACGTTGCCGCCCTTCTTCAACTGCGACGCTCGGGCGACCCCCGAGCCGATGCCTTGCTTGCCAGCCTCGCGGGTGGACAGCCCGCCCTTCTTGCTCTTGGGCGCGGCCTCGCGCATTCGCAAGCCGCGCTCCGCAGCCTCGCGCACGCCATTGGGCGGGGTGAAGTTGATGTGGTCGTACTTAGCCGGCATCCGGCGGACCGCCCGTCACCTGCCGCACGCGCTCTTGGCGTGCCTGATCGTCCCACTTGGCGATCAGTGCTTCGGCCTGCGCCTCGTCGATGCCCAACGTCTCGGCGACGTTCCACAGCCGCGACGGGCTCACGCCCAGGTCATTGAGCGCGGCGATCCGGTCCTTCACGGCCTCGCGTTCCTCGCGGGACAGTGGGAGGCTCGGATAGGTCACCGACCAGCCGTCCTCGGGCAGCGACCAGCCGCCGGATCGGTTCAGCAGCGCCGCCGACTTCCGCAGCAACTCCTCGTCGCCACGCTGGAACGCCGGAGCCTGCCGCGCCTGCGACTCGCGCACAGCGGCACGGTCAAGTTCGATGGCGAACCCCGAGCGCTGGCCGCCGACCGACCGCGCCTCGGCGCCGCCAGCAAGCCCCAACTCGGCCAGCAGCGAGTCGACGTATTCCTGGATCGCCATCTGCAGATTCGACGGGTCGCCGCCGGCCTGCCACTGTCCGAGCTGTCCGGTCTGCCCGCCGCGCGTCGAGAGCATCAGCAGGGACGCCGGATCCATCGCGATATGCCGCCCGACCGAAGAAGCGGGGTCGTCGGCCGGAACCGACTCCAGGCCGACCGGGTAGACGTTGACGCCGTACCGCTGAGGCCACGACGCATCGAACAGCATGTGGTGCCAGAAGTGCCACGCTTCCGCGACGAGGTAACTAGCCTCGACGATCTCGCACCCCTCATAGGGCGAGAACAGCATCCCGCACCGCTCAAGGTGGTACATCTGCACCGGGATGAACGGCACGCCGTCGGCGTATCGCTCAAAGTAGTTCGCCCCGGATGCGCCGTCGTTGGCGTCAAGCTCCAGCGCCTCCGCAGTCTTATCGACCTGCTCGACCTTCGGACCCGACAGCAGCGCGCGCCAGTCGGCCATTTCCTCGCCCGACTGAGCCAGCAGAACGCGGCGCTGGGGCTCGGCCGGGTCGGCGATGTCCCACACGTCCCAGGTCCACACCGGCTTCGGCGAGAACGACAGCCGCCGGGGCGTCGCAACTACAACGGCGGTCGGCTCGTCCGGCCGGTCCGCGGCCGACTCGACGTGAACGCAGGACAGCGGGACATTGGCAAACCGCAGCGACGCCGGGTTGCCCTCGACCACGTCAACGCGCCGGGCACCATCGCGCACGAGGTTTACCGACCGCTGCAGCCGGCGGCCCATCTCCCACAAGCCAGCTTCACCCACAAGCGAGGTGAAGGCGTCGATCTGCTCGCCCTCGACTCCGCACGCAGCGCGGCCCGCCTTGTCATACAGCCGCGACATCTGCCGCGCGTAGGACGCTGCGAGGTTATGCGCCGTGCTCGGGTCGCCCATGACGCGGCGACGGGCCGACTTGCTTGCGTGCCCGAAGCGTCGGTCTAGCCGTTCGTTCAGGTCGCGCATCCACGCGCCCGACAGCAGGCGCTCACGGCGGCCCGCCTCGGCTCGGCGTTCATCGGCTGCAGGTCCGCCCGGAAGGGGCGGAGCCATGCCCGGCGTGTAATCGATGTGCGTCGACACTCCGGGAATACTTGCAAGGCGCAAGCCGGGGCGCAACCACTACGTTTCAAAACGTCGCAACTAGGTCCTGACGGGCCTTGCCTGTAGGTCCGTCTCGATCCAGACCTCGGCGTGGTCGTGCGGCTCGTAGGGGTTGTAGACCACCCGAAACACGACGGCGCCGGACTCGTCCACGAAGTCGACGCCGAGATAGGGCTTGGTCGCCTGCGTCGCCGAGTCCCACAGCAGGACTGGCGGACGGGCCCCGCCGTCGCGGCGGTTGTCGCGGATCGCGTTGGCGTTGACTGAAACGCGCTTCACGCCCGGAACCTTAGCGCGGCGCTCGGCATGATGTCCTCAAGCTGCTCGCCCGGCCCGTACCGCAGCGAGTCGATCGCATGTTTGCGATCCTTGTCGTTGCCGATGTTCGTGCCCTCCCAGCGGCGCACGCACTCCAGCAGGGTCGCGCACTTGCGCTCGATGTACAACGCGCCGTTGCCGAAGGCGTAGTTGACGACGCGCGTGCCCCACTCGACGGAGCCAGCGCCCTTCTTGGGCGTATGGATGGCGCCGCGAGGCAGACGGAACTCGCGCTCAAACAACTCGTTGACGCGCATCCCGGGGCTGTCCCCCTTGCCGCTGGTGTTCACGTCGCCGACCCAACGATCGACCTGGGCGGGCGTCAGGCCGAACTTCGACAACAACTCGCGCAGGTGGCTGGCGTCGCGCTCAACCGTGGTCGCCGCCGTCGACTCGTACTCGCCGACCACCCACACGCGGCGCGGGTTCTGCGTCCAGACGTAGAGCAGCCAGTATTCCGCGCCGGCCCGTTCGCCGTGGTCGCCCGCAAGGCCCACGCGCAAGTCAGCGCCCACGAGGTTCGGCAGCGAGGCGAACCCGCGGAAGTCGAAGACCTGGGATTTGCCGTCGAAGTTCGCCAGCCGGCGCGCGCCGCTGATGCCTTCCCAGCCGCCCGTGGTGCGCTGCACGCGCTCCCACTCCAGATAGACCGACATCTGCTCGGCGATGTCCTCGGCGGTCCGGTGGGGGCAGTCCTCGACGTTTAGCTGGATCACCGTCTGCGACCAGCCTGGATCGTGGTCGGCCTCGTAGCCGTCGGTTTTCTCCAACTTGTGCCGGAGCCAGCGCAGATCCTGCGAGTTGTCGATCGGGGTGAACGTCAGCCACACCGGGCCGCGGCGAACAGCGACGCGGGACAGGGCCTCGCCCCAATGCGTCGCGCGCGGAGGCTCGTCCACCCAGAGCCAGTCGTAAGTGCCAGAGGCGAGGGCGATCACCGACTGCTTGCCCGACTTCGGCACCATCATCGAACCGCTGGCGAGCGCCACCATCGAGCGGCCCCGGTACAGGTAGCCCTTGCCCGGAACGTACTTGCAAGCCTCGTGCAGCACGCCGCGAGGCTCGATCTCGTGCAGCTTCTCGCTGATCACGGGCCAGTGCTCTTGAACAATCCCGCAGACGATCAGGCCGGTCGTCGGGCCCGCCTCGACCTCGCGGAACGGGTGTCGGCCGATAGCGTGCGCCCATGCCTCGCCAGCGCCGCACCGAGACTTGCCGACTTGGTTCGCCGCACGGCACGCCCGCTTACGCGACTGGTCCGCGTGGAACCGCCGCTGGCCCGGCGACATTCCGCCCTTACCCGGCTCGCCGTGCCAGTAACGCTCGAACGGGTCGTTAGCCGCCTCGGTACGCTCGCGGATTGCTTGTAGGTGCGCGGCAGTCAGCACGCGCGAAGGGTAGCACGGTGACTATCGCGCGCGGTCGCGGGCCGAAAAGCGGTGTGATTCCGGGCCTCTTGAAATTAGTTGGAAGAAAGTTCGCCCGCCCGCTTGTGCCCGCCTGATTCCGTGTTACTATTTCATCACTGGCCGGGCGGAACCGGCCGAGGGAGATAGACCATGAGCCGCTTCGACTTTGACAAGCAGACCCGCGACGCCTTCAACAAGGCTGTCGCCCTTAACATCATCGACGCCGTCGATCTCGGCTGCATGTTCGTTGAGTTCGGCGCCGACGCCCGCGCCATCATGGCCGACATCACCGACTGCGCCTGGGCCCAGCGCCACGACGGCACGACCCACGCCGACTGGTGCAAGGTCAACGACGCATGGCACGCGGCGCGGCGGGCTGCCTAGGCTGCTTGACGGCTGCTTGACCCCCACCCCGTACCCCGCAAGGGGTCGGGGTTTTCGGGGTAG